AATGACATTCACATGAGCATGTGTATTTTGTATTTGTTAACATGCTATGGAATTCTTTAGGGCATCCTGCATGATTTTTTTCTTCTTCTATTCCGCCACACCAACCAGTTTTAATTAATGATTCACGGTATGGGGGCAATGGTTCGGAGATCTTTCTTCTTCTTGGCAACTAAACCTACTTTGTGTTTTTGCTGATTACTGATCCATTCCAAATTTCAAGTTCTTTACGCATTTCTTCTTCGTATTCTTTAATAATTTGGTTTTCAATGTTTGTAACTTCAGAAGCTTTTTTGTCCTGCGTTGCTGCATAGAGTGCACGTTGTTGACGAATAGCCATACGGCGTGTCTTCATACAACCATGACCTTTTCCATCTGCTCCAACAACAGAATATCCACTACAGCCTCTGTAGTTTCTTCTTACATTATATGGTGCTGGCATGATAAGTCCTAACTAAATAAAATCTTTTCAAGTGCTGGCTTTGGCTTAGCACCAGTAATTGATTTTGTCTTTATACCATCAGTATACACCATGATGGCTGGTATGCTTGTTAAGTTAAATGCACTTGATAATTCCTTGTTTTCATCTACATTAATTTTAAGAAGCTTTACGCCTTTTTCTTCTGCAATTTCTTCCAAAACTGGACCAATCATTTTACAAGGTCCACACCATTCTGCCCAGAAATCTACAATTGTAGTTCCTTCTTTTACTAACTCATTGAATTCTTCAATGTTCATTACGATACCACTCCATTGTTTCTTTTATATTTTACTTTATATTCTGAACCTTTACCAGATGCCGTTCCCTTGTATGTAGATTCAATCATCATACGATTATACAACAATTCTTTTTCTGCTCTTTCAATCTGTTTATCCCAGCTAAACTTTTCTTTCTTTTGTCTTGGCTTTCTTGGTTGCCTTGGTTTTCTAGGCTGTCTCATAATTCAATCCTTTTATTTTATATTAGAGCTCCAAGTGAATTCCGAGATCACAACCTATGCTTTACAAGAGCATCGCTCTACCGTTGAGCTATTGGAGCTTGGTGAGCAGTTTAATGTCTTTGCTCAGGACACATACTGGCTAATACCAGTTATGTTTATTTGAATGCCCTAAAGCATTACATGGTGTTTTATATCTCCCTTTAATGTATTTCAAACCCCACTTGATTTGTGTTTCTGGGTTTGATTTCCAGTCAGACCCCATTGATGCCATCTTCTTGCCTGGCAGGGACTGAGGTATTCCATGTGCTCCAGAGCTCTTATTATGTGCGTTTGAACGCCAACCGCTTTCACGGTTCCAGAGCTTTACTAAACAGGAATGTTGTTTGTCCCCCCACTTATACTTGTCTTGCATATAGTAATATGCAAACCTTTGATTGTATTTTGGAGTTCCAAAGGCAAATCTTTCAGCAGCTCTTGATGCTGCATTTTGCCTTGTTGTGTCTACCTTCTCGGTAGTTCTAACAACTAGTCTTACTTTTTGCGGTGCCTCATTAGCACTGGTTTGATTCTGGGCTACTGGTAGGGATACAAGTAAACTTGTAAGAACCGCAATAGCAGGAATCAAAACCAAGGTTTTGAATCGCATTATTCTAGTCTAACACATTACCGAGAGGTTGTCAAACTATTTTTATCTTCTATATCCTGTTTTCTTTTTATTCATTGATCCAGGCATATTGTATCCACCTTTTTGTGGAACATTATTTTTTCTAATCTCTAATGCTTTAAGAACTTTATCGTGATGCTTACCCAAGTTGTTTCACTTCCTTCCACATATCTTTTGTATTTTCAATTAATAACATTGCATCTATCATTGTCATTTGCAACAGCTCTTCTTTATCTAAGCCTAAGTGTTCTGCATATCTTAAAATCTTTTGTATCATCATTTAATCATACTTCTTTTTTTTCCAAAGATTTTTTTTATACCATCCAATTACAGAGCTTCTTGGATTCCAAAGCATTTCTATTGGTTTTTCACTATAGTCCATTTTCCAATCTTCTCTTTTAAATGGAATGATTTGCACAATAGGTGTTCCTGCTGGAATTGTTCCGCTAAAATCTTCCTTTAAAGCAAATGGTACAGCACCTGGTCCGATTCCAGTATCTAAATCTACTATTCCCGTAGAAGCCATAAATGGTAAATCAAACCTATTAAATGGCTGAGTAAAAATTGCACTGTATCCTTTTGGAAGCTTCATGCAATAAAATAATTCCCAAGCACTTGAAAACTTAGTATACCCTGGAATGTTTGGAATTTGACCAGATATAAATTCGTTTCTTGGAGATAGTGGTGGTGTTGGATGTGACCAAGATATTCTTCCATCTTCAACAATTAAATCTGTGTGAAGTTTTACTACATAGCCAGAGGTAATTGCATCTAGGAAAGGAACACATGTTTTAATTCCAGCATTAGTTCCACCCTTATCATAAATTTTTGGCTTAGTGCCACCATCTAAATACCTTGAAACTTTTTTATACCAGTCTGGAACATTCATTCTTGCAGGTTCAATCTTAGGAATAAACCTTTCAATACTATCTGCTGTTATTTTACTATCTAAACCTGAAGCCCAAATTGTAAACTTTTTTACATTCACTTTTTTAACTCCATTTCTATATACTCAATTGCATGTTCTAGGTTATTGCCATTTTCTTTAAACCATTCTAGCTTATTAAGAACAGAATGTAAAGTGTTTACTCTAACAAAAGAATTTACGTTTTGCAATTCTTTCATTTGGTCTCTATAGTAATATTCATTATCTGTCATTACTTTTCTCCCTTTCTTTTCTCAAATAGTGGTGAAGATATCATCATGTCTGCTGTTGATTTGTTTACCGCCACCCCTGCGTTCCAAAGAGTTGCTAGTCTTAGTAAAGCCTTAACGTCTGGGTCATGTGGTTGAGCTTCTAGTGGATCCCAAAAGAATATTAACACATCTATAATTCCCTCAGATATGGAAGCACCTATTTGTTGATCCCCACCTAGCGGTCCACTAAGAAATTTTGTAATTGGAAGGTGGAGTTCATTTTGCAACAAGATGCCAGTGTTACCAGTAGCATATAGATGATGCTTGCTAAGAGTAGAATGATTAATCTTGCACCATTCAAGAAGGTCTTGCTTTTTATTATCGTGGGCAACTAAGGCTATGTGCCTAGTTTTCATTAAATCAGGTCCTCTGCTAGTCTTTCAAATTGTGGTAAAACTTCTAAGTCTTCAAATAATCCCATTTGATTGTGTGGCACAGAAAGATTATCTTCATCTTCATAATCATCCCATACTGCTGTATACATATCTGCATAAGGAGCAGATACCTTTGCAAGCCAGCTTGACATATTCATAGCCTGATTTGCAGCCCACCTAATAAGTGGTCCTTTGTCTGCTTCATGTTCTAGTTTAAATTCCATTTTAATCCTTTGGTAACGCTTGAATTGTAGCATAAAAACATTCTGCAAAGTTTGCTGCTTCTACCGCAAAGTCTTCCATATGCATTTCAGTTTCACCTAAACGATTTTTAACGTAGTGTCTTAAACCTTTTACATAAATCTCAGTTAGTTCATCTGTTGACTTAATAAAATAACTTTTCTTTGTGTTAGCCATGTGCATTCCAATTTTCTATAAATGGATCCTCGTATTGATGTAATATAATTGGCGTTAGTTCGCCCATCCAGGCACCTTCACAGTTATACATTATATATTCATCAGCTTCTTCCCAAGTCATATCATCACGCTCAACAAGAATCTCCATCATTTTAATAAATGAATATGTTGCTAAAGTTGGCTGACCACATCTTTTAGAAAGCCCAATAAAAGCCTCTTCAAATCCATCCATCAACATGATCTCTTCATCCTCATAGGATAAGTAGTTTAATAGTTCTTTTTTATTCATTACCATCCTCCCAGACAGCTTTTTGAGTGTGTATGTATCCAAAAGTTTCCTTCTAGATGTTTTCTAGTTGGTGCGTATAAATCTGTATTGCAAGCACCGCAATTATGTGACCATTCTTGTGCAAAGAAATCGTACTGAAAACCTCTGCTCATTTTTTAGGTCTTTTAAATGTGTTAAGAACAATTCCAAGTATTAGGTTAAACCAAAATACAGTCCAAAATCCTGGAGCAGGAATAAAATTAAATACAGAATGCAAGCTTCCAAGAAATATCATTAACATCCAGTTCTCTACAAATAAAAAGGCTGAGAGAAAAAGAAATGATGCAATAATTACACCAGCATTATTATGCTCTGTTTTAGTCATAGTTTTCCTTTAGTATATTTTATGTTTTTATTATATAGTATTTGTAGAGTATTGTCAATACATTTTGGAATAGCAGAAACCCCCAACAAAAAGTTAGGGGCTTCAAACTATTTAATTAAGATGCAAGAATCTTAGCAGGATCAATATCCTTGCCAGCACTCCATCTGATGTTGTCTCTCATTTCAAAGTGAAGGTGAGGACCTGAAGAGTTGCCTGTATTACCAGACTCTCCAATATGCTGTCCCTTCTTAACTTTGTCTCCAGCCTTAACTAGAGCCTTTGAAAGGTGTGCATAGATTACCCAGCCACCCTCAACTTTTTGAACTAGCTGTGTGCCATAGCTGGCACCCCAGGATGCATTTTCAATCTTGCCATCTGCAACAGCAACAATGTCTGTTCCTTCTTTGCAAGCATAGTCTACTCCTGTGTGATAGCCCTTAGACCACATCTTTCCAAGCTTTTTGTAAGGTGTTGTAACCTTACCACCAACGATTGGTGAACCCATTTAAATCACTCTTTTCTAATAAATTAGGGATACATCCCAATGTCCATTATATCCTAAAAGTACCCTCGGAGAGATTTGAACTCCCGACCTGTAGGGTAGAAACCTATTGCTCTATCCACTGAGCTACGAGGGCGTGGGGTGAGTCAGACTTGAACTGACGCATACTGAATTATGAGTTCAGGGCTCTGACCAACTGAGCTACCACCCCTAGTTATTAAATAGGGCTTGATGCAGAATGACTATTTATATAGTTTCTTTCATCAACAACTTCATAGGCATACTTCTCTAGTGCCTCTTGGTTTTTTGTATAGTGGTGTCCACAGAACATTAGTTCTCCTGCAATACCTTTTACTAAAACAAAGGCTTGAGATCCACACCTGTCACATCTATCTGCAACTTTTAATTGACGTTCTACTTTCTCTACAGTTTCAGTCATACTATTATTATACTCTCTTGTATTAGATTAGTCAATGATGTTTAGAGCGAATGGAGAGAATTGAACTCTCACCGTCAGTTTGGAAAACTGAGGCACTACCATTATGCAACATTCGCAAAACAGATAGCATATGACTTGCTTAAGGTCTTACTATCTGGATTCTGGAATCACTCCAAGCATCACCCAGCCGAATCATCTCTGGACTACCTCTCCTCGGTTAGTTTGCACCTAAGCTGGATCGGGCTGTGCTCCCCAACCTAGACTTGAACTAGGAACATTCAAATTAACAGTTTGACGCTCTGCCGATTGAGCTATTGGGGATTGCGTGGTAGAGATAGGAATTGAACCTACACAGCTAAAGCGATTGATTTACAGTCAATGGGGCTCACCAACCTGCCCAACTCTACCTTATTAAGTTATATAATACACTATAAAAATAAAAATGTCAAGAGTCTTCTGAGTCCATCATGTCATTAATTTCTTCCATTAACAACCACTCTTCATCAGTTAGCTCTTCTTCATATTGTTTAAAGTTTACAGTTTTATCGTTAGGAATGATTCTCCACTTTGCACTATCGTCCATGCTAACCTCAACAAAACCTTTTGTCCATAATTCAAAAATTAATTCATTAGTAAAGGACATATGCTCATGGAACAGGTCTGGGAAATCCTCTATCATTTTTTGTGTCATTCTATACAATGGCTCATCGTTTTTATTTGTTCCTGCCATTACTAGATATCCGTTTTCAATCATGTAGAAGAATAGGTCTTCTTCTCCATAGTCAAAAAATTCTTCAAATTCTTCCATTAAATAAACCCCATTCCACTTAAAAAGTCTGCAACATCTTTTGGCATCTCATCTGGTCTTTTTGTAATTGGTTTTGAAAACTCATCATAAAGATCTTTATGGGAGTTAGGCTTAAAGTCTCTAAAGTTATGAACTTCAATCTCCTTAGCACCCCTTGACGAATTTACAATTGCATTGTATATAGACCCACAAACAGCATCTGCTAAATCTTTAGATCCCTTTCTTGGATGATCTACTTTATCACGAATGATTCTTAATTGCAATAGCTCATCTATAAGTAGGTTAGTTTGTGGTCCATAAATTCTTTCTTCAGCTACCAGCATTTGCATATCTTCATAGTGCTTCTTTGCAACAGAGAGCGTTTCAGAGTTCATTCCAACAGACTTTAACTCATTCATAATATCAAAAGAATTCCATCTATCAAATGTGACAAGTTTAATTCTGAATCCTCTTGATCGTAGTTCTAAGATATAGTTCTTTACATCTTTAAAGTCTACCGTCTTGTCTGCTGTTGGTGTCCACCAACGAATTGCATCTACAACAACAAATGGATTAATTACATCATAGTCGTTAAAGGTATCAATCTTTACCCACTTATCAACGTGTGCTAATGATACCGCACAGTGGTCATGCTTTTGTGCAAGGTCAACATGGATGTAGTACTCTGTATCTTCTTTTGGCTTAAACCAGTCTGCAAACCTGCCAGATGACTCTACACCATTTGGACCAGAGAAGCATGTCTCAATCTTCTCCCTTGATCTGAAGAACGCATCTACAGCCTCTGGAGGCATACAGGCGAAGCGAGAGAGGGCATCAATAGGGTTGGTTAGGAACTGGATTTTAAAGTCCGTAATCTTTCTTGTTGGATTTATTTCCCATGTTGGTCTGCGTAAAGCAAACACCTTTGGATATTTGTATGCAACAATTTCATCTTCTTCCCAGTCAACAGTAAACTCATTGTTATACTTTTCATTTTCACTAGCATAATCTTCAATTGTTTCATCAATCTTAAAGGTATGACTTCTTTGATGAACAACCTTATCCACAACCACAGCATTGTATCTTGTTTGAATGTAGTCATTCTTATAGCGAGGGAATGACAGAAGAACTACCTTTCCAAAGTCAGGGAAACGTGAGTCAACAGATGCACGATACATATCGTAGATTGCTGAACCAGTTTTAGCTTGATCATGACCAGATGTTGATTCTGTGGCAAAGCCAGAGATTTCATCAAGGATGACCATGAGCACGTTGTATCCTTCCCAAGACTCTCTTTCAGAGTGACCTGAGTGACAGGTAATTCCCTTGTCAAAAGTTACTGCTTGTGCTGTTGTTGTATACCTTCCCTGAAACCAAGGAGAGTTGTCAAGACGCATCTTGAAACCCTTGAAGAAAACATTCTTAGCCTGTTCAGCGTTAATAGCAATATTAAGAATATCTATTGCATCACCTGGGGGTTTACCGTAATATCTTTGAGGATCTTTAAGGCACAATAAAAGATAAACAATATATGCAACAGCAATAGTAGACATGTAGTCCTTACCAGAACCTTTGCCAAGCTGTAGGATAACCTCGTTACAAGTTTGCTTCCAACGCTTTAATCCATCTTCTTGACCATAAAGGTTTAGCAAGGTTTGTTCTTTATAGATTTGACTCATTGCACGAATGGCTTGGTATTGATACTGTGAAAGTGGTGGTAGCCCTAAGTATTGCTCACTAACAACAAACTCTTCAATTGTAACTGGCTTCTCTTCAAACTCATCGCCACCAAGAAGATCTATAATATCTTCAAACACTATAGAACCTCTGCTTGACCTGTAACTTTACTTAACTTTCCAAAAACTAATGGCTTACATTTTTCACAGGCAGATACCGTATCTCTAATAATTTCAACAAGTAGCTTTTGCTTGTCCTCTGTTTCAACAATCTTTTCTGCAAGCTCGTTGTTATCTAGCATACCTGCTTTTTGAAGCATGTCCATCTGCTTAGCCTGAATGTCTGCAATAAGTTTTAGGGCTGCCGTCTTTTGTGAAAGCTGAGCACTTCTATCTGCTTCTTCTACAACTGCCCAAGCTTCTTTAATAAGCATTGAGTAGTGTTGGTCAGCACCACTTAGGGCTTCTCTGGCTCTAATTTGAACCTGTCTGTCGCTATGTATGATGGTTTTCCACTCATCAAGGTACTCCTGTACCTCTGCTCTTTTCATGCCAGTAACCTTGGCAATAGCATTTGGGTTAGTGTTACCCTTTAAAAACTCTTCTGCAACCCTGTTGATGCTTTCCATGCGGTCAGCAAGTTCAATCTCAGACATTATTAATTCCTTTTCTTATAGGTACATTATACCCTAAAAGTCTAAGTTTTTAGCGATATCCGCCAGCTGTGGGTGCCCAAACAGATACATTGCCAATAGTCCAACTTCTAGTTAGAACGTTTCCACAACCCTCACACTGCTGATGATCCCTATCATCAACGTTGACATTTGGCTTTTCTATGGTCTTATCACACTCAATACAGGTGTATTCATAAGTAGGCATTATTTACTTTCCAATCTATTAATTTCGTCATTAATATAGAAGATAGCTTTCTGTAAATCCTCTATTTGTTTCTTATCGTCTTTGATTCCAGCTCTCCAAAGATACTTAAAGGCATTGCCAATATTAAAGTTTCTGTGACGTGTAATCTCAATACATTCTACACCAGATGGGTCACTCGTATAGTGAAATGGATGGTTTACCTGATCTACCTCAATGTGGAATTTTTCATCTTTATATTCGTGCATCTAATCTTTATCCTTTTCAATTAAGTCTCTTTTTATGTACCAGTCATCCCAAGCAGAGAACTCAAGTAATACTCTATCATATCCCTTTGAAGATAGCAAGTCATAAATCTTTTCTCTGTTTAAGGTGTTGTTGTGCTCTACAGCAATTGCTTTAAAGTGCCTAGAAAAATCATAGGACTTTAAGATTAAATATTCTGACCCTTCTGTATCAATAGATAGGAAGTCAATGTGTTCTGGGGCATCATACTTATCTAGCATATCTTTTAAGGATATAGTTTCTACAGAATAGGTTGAGCTATTATTTTTCCTAACCTCAGAGTGGTGATCTTGAAAAACAAAATCTGTTAATCCAGATAGCCCCTTGTCGCTATTGTAATCTACTTCAAGGAAGTCCATGGTTTTTCCAGTCTCATTTGCAACACATAAATTTTCTAAATGAGATTTTCTATTCTTAACTAAATCATTGTAGTATGATGGGGCTGGTTCTGACAATATACCATTCCATCCATATTCTTTTTCTAATAAAACTGTATTGCTTAAATACAATCCGTCACAGGCACCAAACTCCACAAAGTATCCTGGCTTATCTCCATGGATGAACAAAGCAAATAGATCTTGTTTGTTTTGAGAGTATTTACTTTCTTCATTTTTATTTAAAAACTTTTGAAAATCATTAAACATAATAACTTCTGGTGTTAAAAAATTTGTATTTTGAACTGTAGACTTGTTTGTATCATCTTTAATTGATACTGGACACTTTGCAGTTGGATGCATAGTATAAACGTCAAAATTTCCACGTTGAGCATTTCTAAAAATAAACCAATCTGCTGGCTCCCCAAATCCATTTTCTTTTACAAAATCAAGCATCCTTTGTGCTCCCTTTTTAGAAACAACATAGCACAATGTAGACCAGTCCTGATAGGCTTTAGATATTGTGTCATTAATATGATGATCTTTAGCAATAAACCTTGGGTGCTGATTTGTATCCACATACACACTAAAAACATCATAATCTTTTGGCAAAAGATCCATTGCTCTTTTAAGATCTACTATGAAGTCATCTTCTATCCAAGCATCATCTTCAAAAACCGTAATGCTTTCTAAATCAGAACTTACAAGATACTTCCAAATGTTGTAGTGACTTGCAAAGCATCCAACCTCTCCAAGCTTAAACCCATGCCAAGAAAAAGTAAAATCATTATTTGATGACAAAAACTTTGTAAGAGATTCTTGGTTATTGGCATTTAAAGACTCAATATCAAGTAGTCTGTCATCTCCTAAAATATCTTTAATTTGATCCTTGTTGGTTTTTCTTTTATCATCAATTGAAACTATAGCGTAGTCTACCGATCCTTGTGGCTTGTAAAAGTTAACAAACTTCATGCAAGAACTATCTCCAGCCATTCTTCCACTTATTTTGTGCATAATAGATTCTACTTGCTGTGCATCTATTCCATTTGTGGAGCAATATTCTAGGAACCAGTGCTTGATAATACCCATCTCATTACTGGCTTTACCGTGATCATAGGAGCTTCCCTGTGGGTGAAACACTATGTTTTTTGTATCTCTAATAATATATTTATTTAAGTATATAGATATAGAAGACCAAACATAATCTACACCCCACCCAGACTTCATTGTTTCAAGATCTTCTTTTTTAGATAAGTAATCCATGTAGGATTTAATTATTTCTGCAAGCTCTCTTCTCATAAAGTAGAACGCACCATCCGTTTGACACGAATAGTTTAGACCATCTCCATATGATTTTAAAGAACAAGCATTTTCTGACCATGCTTCATGTGTTAGGTGCGGAGCATATAAAAAATTATCTTCATTTTCAAGGACTTCCTGAGCCCTATCAAAAACTGCCTTAAACGTAGTTGACTTAACATCTGCTGCCAACCAACAAAAGATATCATCGCTTGTATTTTCAATGAAGTCTGTTAGTGCAAAATGTAATTGTTTGTAGTACCAAACCATTCCAAGATTGTTCCAAGAAGGATTTTCTGGAGCATCTGAATTAATAATAGAATAATTCTTTAATTGATTTTCAATTGACACTAGGTTGTCAATGACGCTATTCCAAACAACTACATATGTTTTAATCACTTAGACATTCTCCTCTTAATTTCAGTAGATGAGATCTCACGGCTATACGGGACGTATACCAATCCTATGCCACGCTCATCTAGCCACTCCTGAGTAAACTGCATTTGTGCATGGTAGTCTTTTGTAGCCCAGTCTGACCCAACAACAATATAGTCTGGGTTTGCTAACTCAATAGATATTTTAGAGTCTTCTCCACCTAAATTAAAAACTACCTCATCTACATATTGGCAGGATGCTACAACTGCAGCCCTTTCTTGATCGCTACAAACAGGAGGCTTGCCCTTAAACTTTTCAATGAAGTCTGATTTGTTTACAGAAGCAACTACCTTACCGTTTTCTCCAGCAATTTCTTTGCACCTTTTTAATAGGTTTACATGACCAGAATGAAACAGATCAAACGTTCCTCCAGTATAGACTACGCTCACTTAGACCACTTTCTTTGATTTCTAATTAAATCAAACTTAACTAAGTACCTATACACGGTCTGGTGGCTAGTTTCACACTCTTTTGCAATCTCTTCAATTGTCTTACGATCAATTATATATCTTTTGGTAAGCCAGGACTGGGACTGGTATAATTTGCTCATATTCTCTCCGTAAGCTTCTTATATGCATAGTAGGATATTCCACATGCATCACCAACATCATTGTCTGATATTGATGTATTAAATTTATCATTAAAGAAATCCATCGTTCTTTGCTTTCTAATCTCTCTAATCTTGTTCTTATACCAAGCAGCAGACTTTCCAGGAAAATCTTTTTCTACCTGCAACTTCTCTGCCTTAGTAAAGTTTTTGTTACTAATAAAAGACTGCCAAGAAATTGGTGCTACCGTTACTACCTGTGTTTCTGGTTTCAAAATTACAGATAAGATTGCACCAACAATCATAGCAATTTTAAGTCCTGCATCTGCAGAACGAACCATAATAGCAGATTCAACTGCTACATAGTCAGCCTTGCAGACATTTGCAATTACTTTAGCCTTTGTATTGGCATCCTTAATTTTATCATATATAGTGGCTCCAACAATGGGTAGCTTGCCCATTTTAATAGGAACGCCATCCTCAAACAAGCAGAATGCTACTGATGCTGTTGATGCATCAATACCTAGCACCCTATCTGCTTTTTGTTTTTGAAGCTTTAATTGCTGCACTTTTAATGACCTCCATTGCAGTTACTGTTTTTTCTTTCTTTTTTGCCTCGTAGCACAGGGTACAAATTGGATCTGGGCTATACATGCTAAGCTTTGATCCACATTCACAAAGCCTTACTTTTCCAGAAAGCCTAGCCTTTTTTGCATAGTACTTTTCCATGATGCGTTTGTTTGTGGCAATACGACAACAATGTTGAGAGCAGTACTTTTGATTGTGAGTCTTAAACTCAAAATCATTTTTGCACTCTATACAAGGTTTTATCATATACTTCTAATCTCCAGTGGTTCAATCTTAGTTCTTCCATCAGGTCTTGAGTAGCAGTCATCTTTAATTGGGCAATACTTGCATTCATAAGAGGTCTCTTTAAATGGTCGCTTGATGTTCTTGCCTTCTTCCCAAGCCTTTCTTACTTCACGCATCCACTCAAAAATCATAGAAACATATTCGTCATTTTCTTCAGACATGGCTAATGGAATAACTGCAATTTCATGATTATTTTTATTCTCATAAATAAAGAATCCTTCTTCTAAGCCAAGTGCCTTCATATAAATAAGTAGTTGAACTACATGGCTATCTGCACCAGTTGAGGTATCCTTGCGAATATCAAATGCCTCCGCTTTGATTGTTTTAATTTCACCAACAATTTCTTGATCATCAATCTCAATAATTAAATCAGCAAAGCCACGGATTGGTGGATCTATAAATTTAATTTCACGCTCTAGTTCCTTTACCAAACCTGCACGATTCATTGCACCCTGAATTCTTTCATGTGAGTCTGTACCAGCAGACATTGCTGCAATACCTTGTGCATTAAAAGTGTCTTTAAACTCTGCACCACTAAAAGCTAAGTTCCAGTAACGACCACACTTTCCATAACCATACCCAACTGTTGATGGTGAAAAAGTTTTCTTTGTCCTAAAGTCTACTTTGTTTTTATTTGCAAGGTATGCTTTTCCAATTGCTAAACGAAGTTTTCTTGCATCAACTTTTGTATCTCTTGGTTTTGTTGTTAGTGTCTTTATTAAGTTCTTTGCCATTACGCTCCTAAGTTATATCGTGCAAGATATTTTAATGAATCTACCAGCTTATCTAGCGAATCCTTCATTGTATAGTACACATTCTTTTTTGTATTATTAATACTACCAGATGGTCCTTTAGCAATTGTTGTATAATATGTAGCAAGTACCCCAAACTTTGCACTCATTGCCTGTAGCTTTCCAATCAAAGCCACTGCCTGAACAGATGGAATATCTGGCTTCATCATTATTTTAACAATAATAGCCATAGCCTCATCTAGGTCTGCATCCTGCATAAACTCATGAATATCATTAAATTCAGTTACTTGGTTAATATAATCAAGGGTTGATTCCATTTGCTCTCTCCATTAAATCTTCTAGTGCAGCCCATTCAATGACTGCTAATCTTATTTTTTGTGTCTCACCAATTGCTAGTAATAGTGCAGGATATTTATTCTTATCTGTTTTAAGAGTATCTGTAACTATCTTAGCCCATACCTCTTGGTTTAATGTAAAGCTCTTACCTGCCTCTTTTACATCCACCACAAACTCATCGGTTGATCCGTCAGCCTTTTGATACTGACCACGACCTGAGTTTTTATGTGCTTTAGCACCAATACGTTTTAGTTCCCCACGCTCACTCAAAGCTTTGCCTCATTCTGGTGATTATCAGAACAGAAATAAGTTAATATCATTTCATCTTCGTCAAGCCTGGCATGATCTGCATACTTATCACATGTCTGACAAGCAAAGTTTCCAGACACCCTAATTCCAGGATCTACTATTTCTACTGTCTTAACAAAGTTTTTTGGATCTATCATAGTTTTGAATATACCAGACTTTCAAGAGTATCAAACACTTCTTTGTTGTCTCTAACGTATTCTACAACCTTTGCACGACCCTGCAAACGTTCTTCAAGAACTGTATACCATGCACCACCACGCTCAATGATTCCCATTAATTCTGCAGTGTCAACTAGGTCTGCTACTGTGTCTACACCAACGTGATCACCCTGGAAGTAGAAGTCATAGGATCCACCAATAAACTGTGGTCCAGTTTTGTTATAGTCAATTGTCCAGTTTACTGGACGACCAACCTTTTGCTCAATCAAACGATCACCAACTGTAATCTTATCCTTAATTGAACTAGCCTCTGATTCTGATGACCACAACTTTACAATAGTACTAGAAAAGAACTTAACTGCCATACCACCAGTAGGAATATGAGTAGCATGCATCCCACCAAAGCTATTACGTTGTTGTGATATAAGTACGAGCAACGTATTTTTATTTGCGTAATTAAGCATCTTAACGGCATGGGTCATGTCCTTTGCTTCTGCACCAATCTGCTTAGTGTCTTGTAGTTCTTTTAGTTCATTGCCATCTTTTTCAAAATAGATAGCAGGTAGCAGTGCTGAAATAGAGTCTACTACAATTAAGTCAACCCCTGCATTCATTAAATCTACGCCAACATCAACCATATCGTTAATTGTTTTTGCAGGAGAGTAAATAAGCTTTTCAGAATCAACTCCAAGCTTTGTAGCCCACTCTGGTGAATAAGATTGCTCTGAGTCAATCCACGCACAAGTCTTTCCAGCCTTTTGTGCCTCTGCAATCATTTGTAAGCAAAATGATGACTTACCTGCAGACTTATTTCCCCAGATTAAAACCTGACGACCATAAGCAAGACCACCCTTAAGACCAACGTTAAGACTTAAACTTGGTGTTGGCTGTCTTTCAATTTCAACCTCGGTTGCTTGCTGCACACGCTTTCTTGTTTTAGGGTCAAGCCTTGATAGGATATCTTCAATTGTTGTCATTACTTCTCCATTATCTTTTGTAAGCATCTATTATATCATCCCAATACGCCATGCATTTTTGGACGCTGGCTATTAATGATTGTTTTCCTTGTTACTACATCTTCTAGTGAGTCTTTAGCTTCACCAGCCATAACTAATCCTTGGTACAAATCAACTACACGGATAATGATATCTGCTAGTTCCTCTACAACTTCTTGTTGTCCCTTTTGCTTTCTAAGTGCCTCCAAGACCTCCGTTGCTTCTGAGTGGATCATTGCAATTTGTTTTGCAAAGAAGATAAAAGTATCTCCTACTGGCTCTACGTTTGAATACATGTAATCCCAAAAACCTTTTTCTGTTGCATTATGATGTACGCTTCTTGCTAAATTATCTAAATTCATTATCGTATAAACTCCTTTACTGTTACGCTGCCTGAACTTGTTGTTTGCATTACTGGCTTACATACTGCACCTGGCTTCATATTAACTAGAGACGTTGCATACATATTTGGAAAAATTACCAAAGAGTGCAAGTCCTTGTCTTTATCTGCCAAGACAGCGTTAGCCATCTTTTGACCAGCCTTAGTTAGTCTTGGGGTAAAACTAATTGTATATAGTTCATCTTCTCCAAGATTTAAAGTCTTAGCCTGTAAATATTTAATAAATGGATTAGTTAAATCCTTTAGGTCTTCTGCTGTTGCATAAGCACCAATTCTATTATCTGATACCAAGAAGATGTAAATTTTTCCTGGCTCAATAACTGTATCTGATCTATCAAAGATGCCAACACTACCAGTCTTATCTACAATCTCAATTCTGCTCCAGCCGTCTCCACGCTTAATAGACTTAACCATTGCTTGAACTAAGAACGATCCCTCTTCTGAGTAATCTTCTAGTGGCTTTGCATACGCTTCAATCCAACGTGGAATGTCACTAGTAAACTCTGGAATATTAAGATACTCATAGTAGTTTTCTTTTTCTTCTCCAGTTCTAGGATTATCGCTGAAGGCTGCTGCACCAACTTTATTTAAAGACTCTACGATTCTTTTACTAACTAGCGATCCCTTTTCAGACTGGAAGTCTTGGAAGTCCTTATAAGAATTGAACGGTCTGCGATCAATAATCTTTTTACCATTCTTTTCAGATATATACTTAATGTTTCCAAGACCGAATCTAATGGCATTACCCTCTAAGGTAAAGTCAATATCGGACTCATTAATATGTGGAAGCCTGATTGAAATCCCAATACGCTTGGCTTCAATTAGGTAGTCTGTTCTTGTATCCTTATCATTCTCATTTCTTAAAAGAGAATACATAAACTCATGTGGATAGTAACGCTTTAGCCAAGCCGTCCAATAGCTAAGCATAGAATAAGCCACAGCATGAGATTTGTTAAAGGAATAACCTGCGTGTGCCTCAAAGTCATGCCATAGATCTTTTGCTTGCTTTTCTGTAATGTGTTGTGAAGCACCCTTAACAAACCTTTCTTTATACTGGTCAAATTCTCTAGCATCTTTTTTCTTACCAATGATTTTACGAACCTTGTCTGCTTCTGCCATTGACATGCCACCTAAGTGAACACAGGCTAACATAACTTGTTCCTGATAAAGGATACACCCATAAGTATCTTTTGTAAAGTCTTTTACAATATCATGTACATAATTAACTGGAGCTTTGCCCTTCTTACGTTTAATGTACTCTGCACCAATTGTATTCATTGCACCTGGACGAACAAGAGCGTTAGATGCAGCAAGTTCATCAAAGTTATACACACCCATTTTAATCAATAGATTTGTATATGGTGTAGTTTCTGCCTGGAATACGCCCTTAGTAAATCCTGCCGTTAAGTCTGCAAAAACTTCTTTATCATCTAAAGGAATCTTTCTTAAACTAACATCCTGCTTCTTACGTTCTTTAATCATATCTAATGTGTCATGAATTACAGAAAGGGTTTTAAGACCAAGAGCATCAATCTTAATTAGTCCAATGTCAGCTGCCTGTTCCATGTCAACTGCAACTACCTGCACACGCTCATCTGATTGTGTATCCTTGCGAGTTTCCATTGGTGCATAACGCCAGATTTCATCTTTAGATGCAACTATACCAGCAGCATGCATTCCTGTTCCACGAATACGTCCACGCAATCTTTCAGCATACTTTACGACCTCTGGATATTTATCACGGAACTCTTTAGACATTTTACTGGACATAAATTCTTCCCAAGTCTCAACACCCTTTAGTGCTTTGTTAACTTCTGGAAGTGGGATGTGGAATGCTCTTGCAACGTCTCTGACAACACCCTTATCCTTAAACTTTAAGAATGTAGCAATAGATGCAACGTGAGTATATTGATCTGCAAGGTACTCTTTTACTTGACCACGGAATCGGTCTTCATAGTCAGTATCAATATCTGGGAAGTCATTACGCTCTGGATTAATAAAACGGAAAAACAAAAGGTCGTATTTAATTGGATCAACTTCTGTAATTTCAAGTGCATAGCATACTAGCGAACCTGCAGCAGAACCACGACCTGGACCAACCAAGATGTTGTTGCTCTTGGACCAACCAATCATATCCGCAACCACAAGGAAGTATGAGGAGAAGTTTTTGGTCTTAATGATCTCAAGCTCTTCCCTTAAGCGATCCTGGTACACCTTATCCTCTGCCACCCCACGCTTGATTAAACCCTCCATAGCAAGCCTCTCAAGCTCTCTATCTGGGTTCTTGTGTTCTACTGGCAGAAGGTCTAAATTCTCCTTGAAATCATATGAACCAATCTTATCAGATACCTCCATGGAGTTTTCATATAGGTCATCCCTGTCAATACCTTGATCAAGCATTAGGTCTTTAACATCTTTGTGTCCCATTAGATGAATGTCTAGGTCTTTAAATGACATAAAACGATCACCATATAAATAGTCTAGGCGTTCAATGATATCTTTAATCTTACGGCTATCTTCAAACTTTGCTTCTTTACGAATGTTGGGATGAGTGCCAAGGATAAGCATGATTTCTTCTGCAATCCTATCCTCTGGTGAAGCATAGTGACAGTCTAAAGTTACTGTACTCTTAATGCCCATATCATCTGCTAAATTAAGCATAGCCATATTTAGTTCTACTGGATTGTGTGGCTGCAGTTCCATATAGAAGTTATCTCCAAAGACCTGCTTAAACCAGTCTGTGTGCCTCTTAGCCATTTCCATATTTCCATTTTGGATTGCTTTTGCAATAATACTGTTCATACATCCAGATAGGATAACTAAGTCTGACGAATGCTTTTCAAGCACATCAAAATCAATACGGGGCTTATTAAAAAAGCCGTCATTCCACCCAATTTCAGAAAGCTTAGATAGGTTTTGTAGTCCGTTTTCATTCTTTGCTAAAACAATTAAGTGATTATAAATCTGTTCTTCTTCGCCACGCTCTTTCTTTGAACGCTTATCTAAACGATCTGGAGTAAAGTATGCTTCTAAGCCTAAGATAGGCTTTACGTTTGTATTTTTTGCTGCAAGAAGAAAGTCTCTATGACCACTTAATGTTCCGTGATCTGTAATTGATAGTGCTGTCATGCCAACCTCTTCTGCACGTTTCAGAAGTTCTTCTGGTGACGAAAACCCATCAAGTAAACTATAGTAAGAATGTGAGTGGTGATTATGATACATTATGCTCCATTAGTAAGTGAGGGTGATAAGCCATTATAGCCCATCACCCTCACGTCTGTCAACTAACTTTTACCAATCAACTGATGGGCTTGATGTTACGTCTGTATCTAGACCCATGAAAAATGATTCCTGGTCTGCATACTTTACTAGACGTACAGCAGTTTGCTCTAGGTTATAGAGCTCAAGACCACTAAAGTCAAAACTGGATTCATCTGTAGTTAGTGGGAATAGGGAATAGCTGGTCTGTGTTCCAGTTCCAGTTCTCTTCAAACGCCATACAACGTTTGTAATAGAGCCAGTATCTCCAGCATATTCAACAATGGTTGTTGTTGTAGGTGACTTTGGACCTACACCTTGTGACCAAATGGCAACGTATGGATCATTGGAACCTTCATCTACCAATACGTTAGTATAGTAGCGAAGCTTAGCCTTCCATCCTGCCTTTGGATCTTTACGATTCATTTCGCAACCGTAGCAGCGACCTTCTTCGTCCATTGAGCATAAGCCTTTACGCTTATAGTCTCTAGGGTTTGTGTGTTCTGCTACAACAATTGCTAGACCACGAGTAGCATCGTAGTTCTTTGAGTCTGCATCTACTTCATTAAGAAAACGCATCTTGATGCTCTGACCATCTTCTAGCTTTAGCCAACGAGCCTTTGGACCATCTGATCCTTTTGGACGATCAATCAAACTTTTAATGTTTGCCAATCCTGTAATACTTGCCATAATATATTTCTCCTTAATAGTTGGTTCGGTAGGTGAACCTATCCGTTTATTATATCAGATAAGCAATGCTAGGTCAAGGGACTTTAGGCTATTAAATGATTTAACAATTTGCTTATCCGTCATGTCTCCAATGTCCTTAACCCCGTCTGGAAAGTCCATATTAAGTATTGGTACTGTTACAGACTTATTTAAATTTCTAGTTAGGCTACCGCCAGCCTCATCCTGGTCCATTGCTAAAATTAATCTTGTTGCATACTTATTTATTAGATTAATTTGATTCTTTCCAATGTTAGCACCCAATGTAGCAATAGCTGGAATATTTAGTTGCCACAATCGGATAGCATCAAAGGATGACTCAACAACAACTATGTCACTAAACTTTACATTATTTAAATTAAACAAAACTTTATTTCTAGGAAGACCAGTTGAATTTTTAAATGATTTGCCTTCAACGGAGCGACCAACAAATCCTACACATATATCTGTATGAGAATAAATTGGTACAGTTACCATGTCTTGTTTTGGAGAATATCCAAGCTTAAATTTTTTAATTGCATCTAATTCAATATTTCTAGTCTTAAAATATGCGATGGCTTTATCACTTAATAACAAGTCATTATGAAGCCTGTCAATTAGTTCATTATCAAATTGCAGGAACTCTTCTTTTACCTGAATATCTTTTTCAATCCTGGATGCAAAGTCAATGCTTTTTGCAGCAGTTGAAATTACTCTAGATGCTTCAAAGTAATTTCTATTTGTTGTACGCATTACTAAGTCTAATAGTGTTCCACGCTCTCCACACGCAAAGCAAAGGAACAATCCTTTTTCTTTGTCTACTTCACAGGCAGGTGTATTTTTATTATAGTGGAAGGGACAAAATATTAGATAGTGTGTGTCTAGCTCAGAGCCTACTTCTATTCCGCAGACATTGATGATCTCACCAATTTGGTCTGGATCATAGGTATCATTGGCACTAGCCTTGTTCCCGTTATTCCTGTATAGCACTTAGCCTTAGCCTTTCCAACATATATGCCGTAGCATGTAATTTTAAATTCAAACGAACTACCATTATAGCTTGTAGTAAAAACTGGGTCAAGATCTAAATGTGGGATATATCCTCTAGTTCTCATATCATCTTCTATAAGATTCTCATACTGTATTCTGAGTCTACCAAAATCGGCTTCATCATTGATTTCACCGTCAATTGAGAAGCCTTTGATGCTTTTGTGTCCCATGAATTCCATAGTACAATTATATTATGATATTGGGTCTAATATCTCCTCAAATTTACCCTTATCAAAGTCAGCAAACATTATGAAGTCTCCAAGAAATCCATGACGATTCTTTCTAAAAGCACACTCTAAAGCATCACTATTTTGCTTTCTTCCCATTGCTAAAACCCAGTCAGCATCATAAGCAATTTGTCTAGACCAAGCAACCTGCCCAAGTTGTGGTACACTCTCCAAGTCGCTTGCATCATCTGGAGTGGCAGAAGCAATAGCAATGATTGGAACTTGCTCAGAGATTGCTAATAGTTTTAGTTCTCGTGATAAGTTTTTAATCTTAACAGTTTCATTGCTGCTTGTACCTGCGTTATCTTGCATAAGTTGAAGGTAGTCAATGAACACAATGTCTGGCTTGTACTGATCAATCTTTGCTCTAATAACGTTTGGGGTTACTTCGCTTCCGCCATCATTTGAAATAATTTTAAACGGTTGCTTGCCTGTAACATTTTTATCTGCCCAGTCTTTAAACTCTTTTTCATCAATTCTTCCTGCACTAATTGCACGATGAGAAAACTTTCCATCACCTGCAATTGTATAGATGCGGTTACGAACTTCTTGCTCTGTCATTTCAAGAGAAAGGATCATTGGTACACGACCATTTTCCCAAGCCTTAACAGCAAGGAACATAGCCATCCAAGACTTACCAATAGCAGGATAGGCAAGAAGAACCCCAAGCTGACCTTTTGATATTCCCATTGGTAGACAAACATCAAATGCTGCAATTCCAGAGCGAATTCCAATGTCACCAAGTTTTGAAGCCTGACGTTGCTTTTCAAAATATGCCATAGCATCATCTACATCTGTTACATCAATGTCTCTTACTCTAGCGGTTAATCTAGAAATTGAAGAAATGTCTGCATTAAGAGATTTGAGTGCATTACTAGATTGATTATCCTGTAATAGCTGGGCTGCCTTTTTAACAGCACCACGCAATGATTCATCTAAGAATGTTTCTTTTAAACGGTTAACGTGATAAATTGTTGGACCAGAATCTACTGGCTCAAAGTCACGAAATCTTGTTGCAAGTAAATCGGTATCTGGAATTTGCTTTGTTTCATTATAATATTCTTTTACAAAGTCCCAAACATCTGCACAATTACGAAGCATGGAGTCCACGTTGTTTTCGTACATAACGTGAATATCTTTATTCTTACATACTGCAGAGAGAACCTCTACCTCTTCACGCATTCCCATTTAGCCACTCCTGCCGTAATCTTGCTGTCTGTGCCCTACGCTCTTTGCGTAGTTGTTCGTCTTTTTCTGAATCATTAATACGATCTAGTAGTATATCAAAATTATTATAGAACCATCCCAATGGATGACCTTCCTTTTGCATTTTAAAATAATACTCAAGAACCTTGTGGGCAGTTTCTTTATCGTAATCGTCAAGAATTGAGGATGCTGCCCATTTTTCTTTATACTTGTTTACGGTAGGAGATACCCCATACCGATCCTTGTAAAGCTTTGCATAGTAAGATAGCAATGCATAAGCTGCAGTTGCACTATCCTTTGTCACCCTAGATCGTCCTCAATCTTACTAACCTTTTCAATTAGTTTTGATAAAACAAAATCATATACACGATCAACGGCTACGTCTGTGTTAGCATCAATGTCACGAACATGGTCTTCAACACCAATGTCAATGTGGATGCTCTCGTAGTTACCTAAATTTCTTACCCACTTTAATTCTACTTTTACCTTTGTTGGGTCTAAGGTTACTTTCTTTTCTACCATTACGACTCTCTTCTATTGATCACTGCAATAATTATTGCAGATTATTGTAAAATTGTCAACACGTTTATTCAAATTCTTCTTGTCTCCATACTGGGACAAAATTTCCTTCTTTTGTTCTTATGTATAAGACTGGCTTGCTTCCAATTATTGCATCTACCTCAGCGATGGTTGGGACATTCTTTGGAATGACTATACCGTCATGTCTGGGTCTACCACGATGAACATTGGCAAAGTATTCTCTATACTCGTAAATGTCTTCTTCCGAAAAGTAGTATACACCAGTTCTATTTCCATACTCCACCAGGAACGGCTTTTTAACCTCTCCGCTATACATTGCACGTCTGATTCTATCTATATGCCTTCTAAGAACCTGGGCTACCTCAGATATTGTGTAGGCTTTCTTTTTAAAAGCCTTATAGTCTTTGTATGTATATTTATTGATAGTGTTAGTTTTAAAGTTTAATGCATAACAAATATTTTGTGCTGCACTTTTTCTAACTAATCTATGAAGATCTCCATTAAGAAAAAATATGTTTCCAGTACGATCCAGTTTTAGCTTTTTGTTGACGATTGGGTCAAGTACTTCTTTTCTATTTTCCATAGCCATAAAGCAAACCCTCCCTTATTTTGAGGGTGGCTAAGCTCCCATCTTTTACCACATAGAAAGCAGAATAGCTCAAGATAGGTTTCGCTAGTAAAGACTCTATCAATTAGAACCCTTCCGCCACATCTTATGCATTTCATTGTTAAATGATAGCATACGATTATACCTTAAACAGTTTTCCATCTACAATGCATGAATAGTCTGGTGACACATGAACCAATTGAATGTGTGGATAATTTCCGTTTTCAATGTGGGCAATAGCAAATGCTTTTTGCCAATTATGGTTATTAGTGTACATCATTCCAGTAGACTTTTCATCACACATATGACCAATTTCATAGCCACGAAGTGTTTCTCCTAGACCGCCATTACGAAGTTCATAGGTGTTGAAGTAAACACCTGCACGATGTGAGTGACCACGAATAAGAGATACGCCAAAGTTATCCACATCCTTACGAACTGATTCACCTGCATTTTGTGAGATAGCATTTCCGTGGTGAACGTGAATGTCACCAAAACGATGTGCAGGAGGCTCATTGTAATAGATGTATTCATATCCAAGACTATCAAGATTCCATAGTGCCTCTGGCGTTGTTGCCTCAACATACTCTGGGAGCTTCTTGTCAATGTATTCAAATACACGGATATCGTGATTACCTAGTGCTGAGAATAGCTGTGCATTTTTTGCCACTTTACGAGTCTTAGTATAAAAATCTCTTGCTAGTTTTGCCTCATGCTTCATAAGGGGCATGATTGCGTTTCCGTTATCATCCTTATGCATCTTTAAAAACTCTGCTGAGCGTCCCTCTGTATACTTGCTATAGCAAGCCTGATCGTCTGTATCGCCTAAATAGTCAACCACATCTGGCTTAAACCAACGCATGACCTTAAACCATAATTCAATCATCTTATCGTCTTGATAGGGAAATTGCTGGTCAGAAGACAGCATCCATTTTAAATCGTTAGTCATTTCTGACCTTTCTATTTGTGTAATTCTATGTTAAGTACAGATATTAAATTCAATTGTATCAGAATAGATAATTTTTAACAATAGTTATTTATGCTCTTTTACCAATGGCAAGATAGTTAAACGTTACTTGTTTTCCAACATTAAACTCCATTGTGTCACTTACTAAAGATATGGTGCATTCAAACTTTGAGTTTGTAATTAAACCTACAGAAGCTGATGCTTTAAATGGTCTATTTCTTCTTGTGCCTTGACTAACAAATGTTGGCGTAACAACAACTACTACATTATTATCTTTAAATGGAGTGTTGAATGTAATAGTTGACTCATATTCGTCTGTTCCACCCGTTGCTACACCAGTATGCTGACCAGCTTCAATTTGCAAACTTGCACTTGGTCCAAGAACACTGCCAGTATAAATTACTGGTCTAATTACTGCTGCTTCTGTAGAGGGTGTTAAATCTTGAATTGCATCTACAAGGCTATTAAGCCACTCAGTGGTGATGGGAAGCCCATCCGTTAATCTACTTGGCATCTTCCTTGGTTTCCTTTAAAGAAGCAATTTCTACATCCTTAGCCTGAAGAGCTTCAGTTGCCTGTGCCTTTAAAACGGCTAACTGTGTTTCATACTGGCTTGTAATTTGACCAATACGGTTCTGTAGTTCTTGAACTACTAATTCTAGTGTGGTTGACATTTTTTACCTTTCGTTTTCTATATTGTAGCACAATGTGAATTTATTGTCTAGTACTAATTTGCAGTATATGTAATGGTTCCATTTACTGCAACTATTGTAGTTGTGGTGTTGTAGTGATATGATGTTGTAATTTTAGATCTTCTGGTTCCACCAGAAACTGTAGATCTCACATTGTTTCCCGATGCAATTGTGGTATCTCTTCTTCCACCGTAGCTTGGATCTTGAAGAACAGAATCAATATTCCATGTATTGCTATAATTTTCGCTATAATTTGATACATAACTATCGTAGTCTATTAAGAAATAATATCTTCTGGTTGCAGAAATAGGATAATATACATTACTATTGGCTGGATCTCTATTTTGAGTAGTGTCGTAAAGTCCACCCTCGCTATAAGATACACTTTCTATTGCAGTAGTTGTATTTCTACTAAGATCAACCCAGTAAAATCCAAGTGATGGTCTAAATAATCTTTGTTGAATTACCGTTATGGTTACTCTTCTTCTTGATGTTCCAGTATAATTTAAAGTGTCAGTTCCATTTGTTCTTGTTGTAGAGCTTGATGCAGGAGTTCCAGTTGTAAAGTTTACAATTCTTGTAGATTCAACTGGGCTTTGTCTCCAAACAACTCCATTTAATGCTTTTCCATAAGCAACTAGTTTTATTTTATATGTAGTGCTTGCATTTGGAAGAGATACTGATCTTGAATTAGAGCTTCCTGGAATATTTGAAACAAGTGGTGTATAAACTGTTCCAGTGGTATATAGAATATCGTAGCGATCCACATTTGCCGAATCTGCTGTCCAAGTTAAATTTAAAGTGTTCCAGCCAGTTACTGTTCCAGTTAAAGATGTTCTAAATAAACTATTATATGAAATTGGAGTATACTGATATTCAATTTGATTTGATAGCCCACTTCCTTCACCAAGTAGATTAAATGCTTGAATTTTTACTTTGTACTCTACGTTTGCTGCACTTGCAATGCTTTTTATGTATGTTGCATCGCTTGAACTAAAGTTGTTTTTAAATACAATTGGTGGATAAAAAATTATATATCCAGATACTGTTCCAGTATTGTTTGCAGATAAGGTCAACTCTCTTGTTGTTGGGTTTATACTTACAATTGTTGCACCAGTTGCAATTCCCGTACCAGAAACACCCCACCCTACGGATATACCAGTTACGGTATTAACACCTAGCTGATTTTTTGCAATAACTTTATTTTGACCAGATACTCCAGTTACAGTATATTGGTAGGGTGAACCACCATCATCATAGTACCTATACCCTGCAGGATTATATCTACTATCATTTGTCCACTGCATTCTAAACGAACCAGTTTTAGGATCATTTGAAATTAGCTGCAAGTCTGTAATTGGCGGTGGAGGACCAACAGGACTTCTTCTGTAAATGTATCCAGACCTATTTCCTGGAGTTGTTCCAATTAATGGAACTATGTAAAAATAATAATCTTTTTCTCTTTCAGTTGTATATGTGTAGGTGTGTTTTCCTGCAGACAGTGTTGGAGTTATATCTGCATACTTTACAAAAGTTAATGATGATGATCCATATTCTTTTTCAGATACCCAAAACTGATAATTTGTCACTCCAGATATTTGATCCCAAGTAAAAGTTATTGTATCGTTTGTATGGGTTTCTCTAAATCTTTTAACTCCATTTGTAAAAAATGGTTCCCAGTTACCGTTAACCTTTACTGCACCATAAATTACTGGTCTCCAGCCATTTTGAACCTTTGCTTTAAATTCTGTTGCGTCTTGCCAAAAACTAATATCTGATTTTTTGGCTCTTGCTTTGATACCCATTACAAGAACGTAAGCCAGATATCTCCTTCAGCACCATCGTATGACTGTGGTGAATTCTGGGATATCGTGATCCTTCTATATTCTGATGGTAGCGTAATTGATGCTCCACTTAGTCTTGTTGTTGGGGAGGGTGCTGCTGTTTCTAGCCATGTGGGTTTTTTCCAAACAACATTAGTTCCATCATTACTTAAATAATAATTTGATTGATTTTCAAAATTTAGGTTACTTAAAACACCTGCAGAATTACTTATTAATACCCCAACCTTATCAAAAGAATCTACTGTAATTCCTCTAGCAGATGTTAGGTATGAGGTTCTTAACGGTGTTCTATAATTATGTAGAACTTTATCTACAGCCATAATTTACTCCTATGCTTGTGCTTCAGACCATGACATTCTTGCACTAACAATAGCACTAGAAGATCCAACATTTGTTGCAACAATAGTTAGGATATCTGGTCCATTAGGATATCCTGGAGTCTTTGTGCTACCATTACCGCTAAGAATTGATGTTCCTAGCTCCTTAATGGAGTTAAGGTCATATCTTGTTGTTCCAAGATTGCTTCCACCTGAGTTATCTGTATAGAATGAGAATATAGTATCTCCACCAGAATATGTTCCAGTTGGTGAAGAAATTGTTCCAGTTCCAGTTCCAGTATTATCATGGAATAACAGTTGGGCTAAGGAACCAGACCCTACCTTAAATGTTTCCCAGCATAATGGGTAAGCCTGTGCCCCTGTCATTGTTGCATCAGCAAGGGTAGTTGGATTAAAAATTCCTTCAATTAAAAACGGTCCAGTTCCAAGAATCTCTAATTGATTTAAAACCAACTGCATTGTATTGACAATTTCTCTCTTTCCAAAGTTTCTTCCAATTCCGTTATCTACAGAAGGAGAAATTCTAATACTTACTAGCGGTCTAGTTGCATTTGATGCAAGAGTTAAAGATCTTTTCATTCTAGCATTAAATAGAACTCCTCTATCGTTGTCATATCCTCCGTCCATAATTACAGAAGATCCCCAGTGACTAAGAGAAGGGGCACAGCTTTGCGTAATAACTCTGACAGAAACTTGCTCTGTTGCTGCAATTGTTAAACTTGCTGTTGTTGTAGTTGATGCAAAGTTAAGACCAGTTCCAGCAAGGGCAGCGGTATAATCTGTATTTAGTTTAAATGTTCCAGACCCAAAGTTTGGTGATGCTATATAGTATGGCGTTGTAGTATTAAGAGTTGTTGTGTTTGCGTCTGTAACATCTACCCTAGTTCCAGCAACTGCTCTAGTATCTAAAGTTGTACCTGCTGGAACGGTAAATACTGACTGTGTTGCAGTGCTAACACTAACTCCTGACAATGCTTGATAAAGCGATCCTGGCACAGAAGAATCTGGAAGGAATGTTTGAACATTACCTGTTGTAGAAAGTTTTGAAACTTGAACTACTCTGTATTGTTCTGCAGTATATCCTTGCGGAAGATTATCGTTTCCAACTATTGGATTTACTGGTGGCACTGCAGTTAATACAACTGCTGTATCGCTAGTAATGCTTGAAACTTCCCCAAGCTTAACACCATTAGATAAATAAATTAAATCTCCAATATTTAAAGATGTAAACGATGTTGATGATCCGCTTACTGTTGTGCTCGTTGTACTTGTTGTTACTGTACCTGGTCCATCATAGCTTCCAATAATTAGTGGCTGTTTTTGATTTCTTATAACTGAAATTGGATATCCACCAACTGTAGCGTTATAAGAGCCAACTGAGGTATAACCCATAATTTCACTCTGAGGACTTGGACCATTTTTTTCAACCAAAAGGTATCCAATTGTTTCAGTATTACTTTTAGATGGGGAAACCGTTCTCCATCCAGTTATATCTTGTACATACAAAACTTGATCTGAAGAGTCTAAGGTTTTTCCTGGAAGGTCTTGCGAATTAGGTACTGCCGTTGTGCTATCTGTTCCAGCAAGTAACTTTGTTCTGGGAGCATAATGATTTACTTCATATCTTGCAGGAAGGTTTCCAGAACGCATATAAGACTGAGTATTTATATTATTATTTGGCATTCTATGGCAATATGCAATGTCTCCATTAATCATTCTCATTCCAAAGCGAATAAATCCTGAGCCATACCATGTATAGTCAATGTATACCATCTGCATTTTTGTTGCGTCTAAAATGTATCCTGATGGACCTGTTCCATCTAATCTATCTAAGTTAAACTCATCTTGAGAAACTCTTGTTGTTTGAACTTTATAAAATTTGGATGCAGAAACGTTTATACCTCTATAAGCAGGAGAAACTCTTAGCTGCCTATCTGAATCAATATATAAAACTCTATATACCTGACCCTTAATGACAATATTGTCTCCAACAATAAGTTGCTTTGTAAATCTGGTATCAGTTCCAGTTATTAAATTAGATTGATTTACCGCAGCGATTGTTCCATACAATGGCTTATTAGACGATCTTTTACAAGCCCAAAGCTTTTCACCATCATATTCAAAGAATATGCCATTCATTTCATTGTATAAGCCAACCCTTGTACATGCTCCTGCCCAAGAAGAAACAGTGACTACCGAATTTTCACCAGATGGATTCATATTTGTTGGATAAACAAACGAGGGAGTAATTGTTGTAGAATATGTAAATGTATTTTGATTAATAACACCCTTAACTAGGAAGTCTCCATTATAAGGATTCACATCTCCACCAATTACTTCAATACCTTCAACTTTAACTCTAGAGCCGTACTGTAATCCATGATCTTGAACAGTTGTTACAATAATTGTTGCTGTACCACTTTGAACGTCTGATTTAATACTTTGAATATCGTAGCTAGGGGTAAACTTTGCACCTGTTGAAAATTGGATAGCTTTACCAGATTGATATCTAAAAGTTTTTCTTGTTTGACGAATTTGCTGAATTCCAGTTACGTTATTTACTGTGCTTAGCTGAACTCCACCATTATGACTAGTATGTTGAATATAAGACTCTGGTTTACATACTAAAAGTGCATTTGAATTTACTGTACCAGTTGCAAATGGTGCTGCTGCACTAATTGTTCTTTTTAGGCTAAGCTGGGTTGGTGTTGGAACAACTTCTACCAGCCAAGATCCATTAAGGTTTGTTGCAAAATCATTTGTAACTCCATCTCCTGCTGCACCTCCAATAGTTGTTACACCATTAATTAAAATTGGTGTTCCTGGAACAAGTCCATGTGGCTCTGTAGTAGAAATTACAAAATTTGATGTTCCTCCAGAATCTCCAGTAACACTAAAGGTGTCATAAGATCCGTCCACTCCACCAGGAATGTGGGCGTTGTCAAATACGCCACCTCCAGTAATGGTTGTCAGTGTTCCGTCTAAAATGCTTCCTGAAGGAACTCTTGCTTTTGCTAGGTAAGAAAACATTTTTGCAACATCTGTAGTAAGCCCAGACCCAGCTGTTGTAAAATCAACTAGGTATCTTGTGGCAAGAAGTGGGGCATCGTATAATTTAATTGTTGTAGCTGATTGAACATCAACATAGTAAATTTTATCTGCAGCAAAACTTACTGAATTTGCTGCACCAGCTGCACCACCAATTCCACTAAAGATGATTGGTTGTCCTTGAAAAAGACCGTGTGCTGCTGCTGAAGTTAAAAGGTCAGTTGTAGTATTTACTGAAAAAACAAGAGAAGATGGAACTGTAATTGCAAATGTTCCTTCAGCATTATTGTTTGTAGTTTCCTGTACGCTTACTACGTCATTTGTTGCAAGACCATGAGCAGATGCTGTTACGACACCAATATTTGACTTTACCCTTGCATTCGTGCTTGGTGCAAATGCAGCAATATCTAAAATCTCAAGAGAGTTTCCACCAGTTCCCTTACTAAAAAACGATGCGTAGTTGTGTGTAAGTGTTAGGGCTTCCCACTTATTCCCTTGAGTTCCATATTCAAAGTCAGTATCAATCAGGGACTGTGGTGCTGCTACTCTCATTTTTGCAACAGCATCAACTAAGTTATCTGAGGGAGTAATCTTTTCGTCATACTCGTCATAAATGACCTGTAGCTTATCTGTAGCAAGCATATCTCCACAGAAATAATTTAAAACAATTGTTGTTGTAGAGCCAACCGAGGATCCCTTAACTACATAAGAAATGGCATTTAAATCTGGATCGGAGAAGTTATAAATTACTTGGTTTGTTGTTACATTTGTAATCAACATCAAGTTTTCTCTTTGAATTACTCTTGGAATTACTATAGTGTTTGTTTCTGGAGTGAACGTATAGTAAGTGTCCAGCAGTACCTTTTTTGCCATATTATAATTTCTCCTTTTATCCTAGTGCAATGTCTACCGATTTAAAAGGGTAGATCCTGCTCTTCTTGTTTTTAGTTGGTCCTGGAAGAACTCTCGCATTGATTGTAGATCCTGGTGGTGGTGACTCTGAAAATTTAATTTTTCCATCATCATCAAGTGTATATCCTTTATACCCTAGAAAACCAGTTTGCCAAACATACTCTTTATGTTTAATAAATGCGGATTGAACCACACCATTAAGAGATATTACAAGCCTTAACGGATTATCTAAAACAACTTTCTCTTGGTTATATCTAGGCAAAAAGGTATTGCTTTTACCGTCAAATGCCCCTGAGAAGTCGTCCAGTTCAATTATATCATAATAAAATCCAGTTACGTCACCCGTAACCTCAAGATTTTTTATCTTTACATTTTCACCAAATTGATCAATTTGAAATGGGGCATTGTCTGGATTTGAGCTTCCAATGGTTAGGCTATATGTATTATCCCAATTTTTTGTATCTATGGTTGGGTAAGAAGAGACCGTTCCAGATATAGAGGTTTTTATAGTGTCTTCTAAATCCTCAACATAGGATATTTTATAACTTGAAGAATCCTCAACAATATTAGTAATTGTAGGGTTGCTTGTATATTTCTTGTCTTGGGGAATGTTGTTGTATATATTAATTTTATTGTCAATGATTCTGGCATTATTTGCAATTAGTGTAATTTTTTGACCAACATCGTAGTGTGGGTTATCATTGGCATTGACACCCTTGTTGATTGTTACTGTAACTACCTTGTCTAAAACCTCAATACTGGATGTAGCAAAAGACTTAAACTCCTGATTCAATTCATTTCCTGTAAAACTTAAGTATCCATCTGCAAAAACAAACAAGAAGTCTCCATATATAGGATCTGTTCCAATTTCAATAATTGGGAAATAGCTACTATTTAAAGATGAAAGGTCTGAATAATAGGATGGTATGTTTTCAATATAGAATACATCGCCAGTGCTGTATATAGATGAATCATCAACAAATATTTTTGTATTGTAATAGGAGCCAGGAATATCAGATAAGGACGCAATAATTCTTTTAATGTTAGATAGCTTTCTGTAGCTATCCACATTTGATAGAGATGCATATAGCGAATCTTTAGTGTATGTTTTTGGTTTTCCGTCAGCAGTTTGAACTGGAGGAATGGATCGTGTTGTGTAGGTTTTTCCATTTGCAGATAGTTCTACTGGTATATTTTTTGCATGATAATCTAAGTCTGCAGGACCTTCAAAAGTTAATAGGTATGTGTCATCTAGTTGTTGTGGTAACTCTGTAAATATTTCAAATTGTGAAACAAGGGTGGTATTTGTGTAGTAGGTTGTAAATGAATAATTTTGATAAAATGTTTTTGGTACAGACCTTAATTTAATAAGACTAGAGCTTAGGATTTGATCAACAATTAGGTATTCTGATCCAACCTTTATTTGATAGCCTACCTTTAATGCTGAACTTAAATTAGATACATCTGCATACAGGCTTCTTGTGCTCGCTGAGATTTTTCCTGAAATATTGGCATTAGTTCTTTTTACAGTGCCATCAGTATTTAGCTCTTGTTCAAAGGAGCTTATTGGGTTTGAATAAAATCCAGACTTAATATATGATGTTGAAGATGCTGTTCCAGAAAAAATGTCACCAGCTGATCCTACCCAACCAAATTCATTTCCACCAATTTGAAAAGAATCACCGTACACATCAGAGCCTCTAATTTTAGATGCAGTTACGTCTCCAGTTATATTTAATGTTGCAGTGGTTGGATTCCAAGTAACATTTGCAAGGGCATCGCCTAAACTAAATAGCCCATTGTCATACCAGTAATTGTTTGTGTTAATATGAATACCGCTATGGTAATCTTCTTTCTCAAGGCTTCCAGACACAGTTGTTTCGGCTAGGTTGTCTGCAGTAAAACTTACGGTTATTTTTTTATTTGTAACATTTCTATTTATTACTAAATACTCTCCATTTATATCTATTCCACCACCAGATACAGACGCTTCTCCAACTGGTACAGTTGGTGATGTTATGGATAGACTGTTTGATCCATAAATTTTTATTCTATCACCAACGCTTAGGGTTGGGGTTTCTAGCACTGTAATAATTAGCTCATTGCTTGCTACCTGTATTTTTGTAATTTGATATTGATTCTTTGAAAAAACATTTGCACCAATCTTCATTGATCCATCGTTAACAGTTAGATTTCCAGAAAAATTTCCATCTGTTGCTTCAATTAGTCCTCTTACGGCAACATTGTTAAATATTGAGTTTCCAAAAGAATCTATTGTCCAGCCACTGCTACCAACAACTTTATCTTCCCAGTCAGCGTAGATTACTTCCATTCTATTTAATGGGTATCCTTCAGAGCCAATAACAACTGGCTGTCTTAGCTCCTGCTCATAATTATTTTCATCTAAATATCTAATAATAAAATCTGAAATAAATGATGTTACTATAAAAAATACTCCACTGTTTCCTGGTTGAGGCTCAACTGTTCCGCTTGTATCAAGCTGTACGGTAAAGTATTCTTCAGTTGCATCTAGAACTACTTTAGAATTAAAATTAAATTCTGAGTTTGGAAGACCATAGACCTTTACTGTATTTCCTGCGGATAAGCCATTGTTTCCAAAATAAGTGGCTATGTTTCCTTCCCTAGAATATGAAATTATTTGACCACCATCTTCTAGGTTTGTTGGTACTGGAGGAATTATATTTTGTATAAATGGATTATCTGGATCGGTTGTTACGCTAAGTATTGGTCGTAAAGATACAGTATTATCATCAAGAATTAGGAACCCATAATATCCAGGCAAAATGTCTATTGCTGCAGTTTGCTTATTCCAAATAGGCAGGTCTTTTACTGTTTTTGGAATAAATCCATCAAATGTCCACGAGGATAAATCGGTATTTAATAGTTTAAATCCATCAGGCACATTGTATCCAAGTAGGGGCTGTAAATTTAAGTTTTGTTGATTATTAATATATGTTTGATTAATCATTATGCTAGTACCGCCGTTTTTGAAAATATTACGTTATTCATATTTGGAGCAACTGTTGGGAAAAGCTGGCTTCTTTGTAGCCAGTACCCAGTCCAAATATTTCCATTTGGTTTATATCTTGCAATAGTAAACCTATAATCTCTTGCAGTATCCCTTTGGGTTCCATCAATATTGGCTCTTAAGTTTTGTGCTGACTTAACCATATTTGCTGGCATGGTTATAATGTTTAATGGTGTAGCAGATAGTACTTGGTCATTCATTCCATAATAAATTCCATTTTTAATATAAAAGAATACTGGAACATCACAAACTCCACCACGAATATCCCATTTTAACATTCCAGAGTTTTCTAGTTCTTGTGGAAGCGTAACTGTAACATTATGGTCTGTTCTTGGTGATCTAATTTCACTTGGTCCAGTTATTGCTCCAGGGGTTCTAATATCTGCAGCAGGTTTGTTTGGAATAGTATATTTTATACCACCATTATTACTTGTTGTAGTATTTGATGTGCCATTGGCTCCCTTTCCTCCTGCTCTGACCTTTGAAACTGCACCAAGGGCTTTAGTAAGGTTTTGAACAGCTCCAGTAGTAATGCTTTTTATTTTATATGTTCCAGTTGTAATACTATTAATAGTATAAATACCATCATAGCTGGCTCCAAAACTAGAAATAGTTACATCAAGTGGCAGGTTTTCAGCTAGACCAGTTAAATCCTTGTCAGTATAAAAAATATAGTTCCAGCTATTATTAACATAATTCCAACCTTGCAGACCAGAAGTTGCAGCAGTACCTAGTGGATAATCATAAGTGGTCTCAGCTTGCTGGGAGCCTTTAGCAACAACAGTATCTGGAGCTTGAGTTGCTGCTACTGAAGTAACATGTTCCCAGTGATACGGAGTAACAGTGTATGTTGGGGTATATGTAGATAGCAACTCTGGAGATGTTGGAACAACAAATTCTATTGAAGGAGCACTTGTGCTACCTGCTGCAACAGCAGATCCATTTATAGCAGAATTGGTAGTTATTACCATTCTATATCTTTTTCCAGGAGTTAAGTTTGGTATTCTGATCTCTGCCATTATGTCACCGTTTTGTTAAATGTCAGACTTAAGTAATACTCAATATCAAGTTCCTGATTTGAGGTTTTTAAAATTGGCTGATCTAAGGTGGTTCTTGAAACCATTCCTTGTGTTGTATCTAAATTATTGTTATCATTAAACCTTATTGCATCAATTGCACAGGGGCTTGTAGAGCTTATTTGCACCTTTTGAATATTACTCCAACTTGGACTTCCAGTTGCAATTGCCTGGCTCTTTCTTCTGCTAATAATTTTATAAGTGTCTGCTGATAATGTTGTGTAGGTAAAAGTGTAGTAATTAAGATCATTAGTATAAAATCTAACTAAAATAGTTGGAGTTGTTCCTGATGCTTTTGAAACAGCTAAAGATAGGTAATCTTCTTGACCATAAACATTGTCCCCAATAGTCAGCAAACTAGTATTTGAAACTATTGCTTGATCCGTAAACAAAAATAGTGCAGTATCTCCAACTCTAAAAGGATAGGTTGTAACGCTTGAGTCTATATAGGCTGAGGTAGTAAGACTGTTTCCAAGAGATAAAGGAGTTGATCCATTTATCCACCCATCCGCAGCAGAACCATTAAATAATGTTGTTTGCTTTTGAACTACGTTATTTAAGTTATAGGGGAACAATCCAAGTTCATAAATTTTAAAAGCTTCTGCAAGCTGACCTGTTGGACTAACTGATGTTTTGAAAACCATCGCATCAAAGGATCCTAGATTATCTAAGAAAGATAGTGTGACTGGTGAAGATCCAACACTAAATCCAAGCCTATCGTTTGGTATTAGTCCATCTGCTGAAGTAACTAGTGCTACCTGACCATTAGTACCAGTTCCAGATGAAGACATTGTACCATCTCCAGAAACCGTTCCACTAGTCAATGAGGACAGGGTAAGGACATATGGACCAGTTCCAGTTACGGCACTAATAGTTGAGCCTGATGCAATATTGGTTCCAGTGATAGCCATTCCAGCCCCTGGAACAACTGTTGGTGATGTTAATACTATACTATTTCTTGATGTTGCAAGACCAGAGGTCCAGGTTACAGGTGTTGTTATTGTTTTATTTAAAACAGTAAATGTGTCAGTTGCCACTGAAGTAATAGTAAATGCTCCATTATAACCTGCTACGCTTGATCCAGATATTGTTACGCTATTACCAACAGCAAAAGGATGCCCAGTTGCAGTATATGTGTTAGACCTAACTGTAGATGTTGTACCAATTCCAGTAGTCAATGTCGCAGAAGTGGGTGCAGAAGAAACAATAAAAGTAAAGGTTGTTGTTGTGGGTGCAGAAGCAATAGTCCAAGTTCCATTAAGTCTAAATTGTTGTGAAGATACAGTTCCACCTGCACCAACAGCAGGAGCAGTGCCCGAAACATTTATTGTAAAAGATGTAGGAGTTGGAACAGTTGCTACTGTAGCATTTGTGCGATTATATGAAGAAACACTATTGCCAGTAATGCTAACGATACTACCTGCAGATAGACCATGTATAGCTGAAGTATTATAAGTGTAAACTGTTGTGGTTCCGCTTGTAGTTGAAATAGTTGCAGAATTGCCAGCTCCAGAAATTGTAATAATGTCTCCAGCAATTAATCCATGATCTGCTGTAGATGTTCCCGTTACAGTAGTTGTTGCATTTCCAATAAAGTTTGTCATTGCAATGCTTGTAGGAACTGGTGCAACTGCTGTTACTGCATTAGTTCTAGGAGTTATTGCTCCAACTCCACCAGATAATATTGTAAATGTTGTAGCTGAAGGAACAGTTTGAATTGTTCTGTTTGAAAGATTGTAGGCTGTAACACCAGTTCCAGACATACTTACAACATCTCCAACCCTATATTGATGGTTGTAGCGTGTTGTGTATGTGGTAGCTGTGCCAGAGGTTGTTGCTGAAGTTGAGTCTAGGTCAATGGTTCCATTTGTAGTATTGTCAATACCTATTTGAATAGATCCACCAATGTTTGGAATAAGCCCCATTAAGGACTTTAAAATAATAGACCTGCCAGCCCTAGTGATTGAATTTTCTTTTTCTGCTACTAACTTACCATCTAAATATACTTTGTATTTTCCATAAAACATAAGATAATTATACCACCCGTTAGATTTCGTACAGACTTATTTGAGCATTTCTAATTATTGGATTAACGGCTACGTTTATCTTTAAATCATACTTCGCTTGATTTGCCAAAAATGATGGTGATCCAGGATCCCACTCTCCATTTACAAAAGATCCAAAATAATCATATCTTGTAGAGTCAGGAACAGCGTCTGATATCTTTTGAGCTATGTCGTTTATTAATTGATTTGTAAGTTCTTGTGCAGTAAGGTTGCTTAAACTAAATGTTGGAGAGCTTGGTAGTGCTCTGGTTACAACAGTATTATAAGTTTTTGCTGCATTATCTATATCTAAAGAATAGTCAGATGCTGAGTTAATGCTTTCAAAATCATAAGCAAACAAAAGATTTTTAGCATTATTAACAAGCCTTAAGGTTAGTCTTCTTATTTCTGCTATGTATGCATCAAATACGTTTGGATTGACTTGACCGCCAACCGCAGATGAAGTTACTACTGCTGGAAGAGCCTTTGCAGGTTCTGCTCCATCTCCACCCTTTTTCTTTTTCTTTTTCTTTTTACCGCCATCACCTTTTCCACTTTTAAGAGTAATAGTAGAACTTGGATCAAATCCTACAAAGGGTCCTGAATACTGAGTCTTTTTTGGCTTCTTAGGCTGAGTAACTCTTCTTGTTTCTCTTGCAGTTTCAGGATCTGTTATTCTTGGTGGTGTTCTTTTTGTTTCCCTGCGAGTTTCATCATCTCTTTTTTTATTTCCACCTTGTTTTTGTGCTGGCATATTACAACATCTCCCTTAGCTCTACATCCATAGAGGTACCATTTTCATCAACAGAGTAGTTTATTGCTGCCAGGCAATATGACCTATCCTCAATTTGATTTATACAGTAGCCCCTATCTTTATAGAAAACTTTTACTCTATCACCTAACTGAAATAGTGGGTTTGGAAAAACCGAAGATCTAATCTCAATCTTTTCTGATGAAGAATTCTTAGCAACCCAAGTTGCAAGACTTTCGGCATAGTCTTTTCCAATAATATACTTTCCTGAAATATTTAATGACTGGTCTCCATAAAGTCTTTTATTTATTTCAAATTGATCATTAATAATTTCCTGAGAATCTCTGTTTTCTAGATAACTTCCTATGTCTACTTTTGATTGTGAAAGTTCTGTAAGTACAATTCCAGATATAAATACTGGGTAGCTTGATGAGTTTCCAATCATTATGTTTGTTGATGACATGTTATATATCCAAAACGAAGCACCAAAAGATGTTGATTTAAATGCTTTAACCATATAGTTTGGATTTACACGACTTAATTCAATTAGCAGTACTGAGAAAGCAGGAGACGAGAATCTTACTTCCATTTTTTTAGCTTCTCTTACAACGTTTCCAAAATCTTCATAAAATAAAGAAATTCCCTGATTTAAAATTTCTGAAGCAAATGCAGAAAAATATCTTCTTTGAGTAATGCTTTCTAAATTATAGTCTGGAGAAGGAAGAAAGCTTGGGCTAGAAATTGACTGAGATACTCCCTCTGGAACAGCAGAAGCATAGATAAAGTCATATACCGCATTTGAATCATCTCTTACAAACATTCCAACATTATTAGTTGGTGTTAGTGGGCTGTTGTCTGTTGCTGTAAAATATTCTTGACCCTCAAAACATACCTTGAAGTATCTTGTATTTGAATTTCCTGAAATAATTACATCCATTGACAATGTGGTAATAAACGAATCAGAGGTGTTTCCAATTTCATTTATCGTAGGCATTTCTTTTATTCCTGAAGTTGGACCAATTTTTGCATTAGCATATCCAAGTAATTGTGGCTCTCTATTTGTTCCAGATACCTTATAAAGTTTTATGTTGTTTTGTTTTGGATCTGAAGGATCATAGTTTTCTTCATATGTTGATATTTCTAAAAAGTATCCTGTAGCTCCAGCAGTACCATTTAAGTAAAATCCAAAACCTCCAATATGGGAAACTGTTTCCTTGCCCGTTGCCCCAACCCCAGAAT